GAGAAGACCCAATGAGTGTTATTGGTCCACTAGTAGAGGCAGAGTGGCATCAGGGAACTGGCTGGAACAGCTACTGCCCCGAAGACCCAAATGGCCCAGGTGGACATACCTATGCTGGATGCGTAGCTGTTGCAATGGCCCAAGTCATGCACTATTGGAAATTTCCAGAATCGGGCACTCAACTATATTGCTATGTACATTCTACATACGGTGAACAGTGCGCTGATTTTGCAAATACGGTCTATACATGGGATAGAATGCCAAACGATGTCCCCAACGAAGAGATCGCTAGGCTTCTATACCACACAGGTGTATCCATGAATATGAACTATAGTCCATACTCGTCTGGTGCATCTACCAACTTGGTTTATGATAGGTTGATTAGATATTTTGGATACGACCCAAACAGCAGATATGAATTTGAATCAATGTATACCGGAGACTGGATTGAGCTTCTTGTCAATGAGCTGGAAAATGGTAGACCTATTATATACCGTGGCTACGATCCTGCTGGTGGACATGCGTTTGTTGTAGATGGGTTCAATTATCAAGACAGCCTCTTCCATGTGAATTGGGGTTGGGGAGGTAGTTGGAATGGTTGGTACAATGTCTATAACCTAAACCCATATAATTTTGTATTTGATAGTGGGATGGGAGCAAACATAGGGGTTAAGCCGCTCGGACATAATGCTATTTTAACAATGCCTCCAATACAATCAACAGATGTCTATCCGGATAGGACTAGATTTGAGTGGGTTGATAGGGGTAACAGCGGGGGTCGATATCACCTTCAGGTGACTATGTTCAGAAGCTGGTGGTATGATTATTCGAATGCTATTGATGTTGATAATCTAGATAAAAACTACTACGTCAATGACGGCTTTGACCTAAACTCAAATCAGCTATACTATTGGAGGGTATATGATTATGAGCTCGGCGAATGGTCGGAGACGGCTACCTTCACAACCGGACAGTTTGCTTATATAGAAAGAAATACTAACTAAAAAAATTTGCATTTTATATGTAAGTTTTGTATACTGGCAAAAAAGGGGAATAGTTGTATGTACACTCCCTGCATAAAGTTTGTTGATTCGGACAGTAACGTATTTCAAGTACGGCAGATAGCCAACAAGATAATGGTTACGTCGGTACCCTGCGGGTATGATATTGCCGTGCGTAATATGCCGACTTTTTACCCATTTCATGCTAACGGCGAGAGGCTTGCAGTAGAAGTTGCAACTACTGGTGTAGCTGTTTGGAATGGAGCTGCTACTCAAATACCAACCCCTGCAAAAACCGGTGAACAGATGCAAGTAGTATCTACTGGCGCCCAAGACTTTGGGGTGGCCATGTATTCGGGGGTTGCCACTGGAGGGTCTTCTACTACTATTGAAGATTCATCAGCCAATTTTACTTCTCTAACACTAGCCTCAAATGACCATATAATTAATTTAAGTAATGGTACTACCTCTGTAATAACTTCTGTAGATTCAGACACACAACTTACAGTTGAGGGGTTTGAAACAGAAGACGGACCAACCCCCACAACTTCAGGCCACCATTATCGAATTCTAGACAAGTCTGCCGGCGGCACTGGCGTGCAAGTTGTTCTCATGCACGGCATCGATACAGATGGCTTACCCACCCGCCATATCGCACTAACAAGTGGCCTTACACCTGTAAATATTGGAACAGCATCAACTATCTTTGTTAATGATTTCCATGCTGCTGAGACAGGTACTGGTGCAGCGGCTGCTGGAATTATAACGTGTTATAAGCAAGGAGCTGCTTCAACTGTATATGCTAGAATTAACGCAGGAACAAACAGCGCCTTGCAAGCAAGGAAAATGGTACCAGCTACACATAATTTATACGTAACTGGGTGGAGTGCTTCTTGTACGGCCGGTAAACCTGTGGCAATCAGACTCGTGGCAAACTCTCATGAAGGCGTTAAGTATGAAGGTCACTTCCAGGTTATAGACTCTGTCTTCTTGGAATCATCTGCAAATAATTTTAGATATGAGGTTCCTAAAAAGTTCTCTCCTTTATCCATAGTTGGTATCATGGCATACGCATCACAAGCCGGCGCTAATATCGCTGCTTCTTTTGAAGGCTTTCTAAAACCAATCTAAAAAAAGAGAGGGGCAATGCCCCCCTCCTCCTCTTAAACCTGCTGTCGGACCCATCTCTGGGCCTCGACATAATCGAGGCCAGAGGCCACCTCCACCGATTCGGTGGAGCTGGAGATGCCAGACACCAGGTAGACGGCCCACAGGCCGTCTTGGATAGAGGAGGGCCTGACCTCGTAGGCCAAGCCCTCTTCTCTCGCTTGAATCATCGTCATCATATACTCCTTGTTTACATATTTCTTATACCACAAAATCGGTAGAAATATGTATTTGGGCGTCTAATCCTTCAAACGATTTTAGCCACTTGCTTACGCTGGCTATTTGTTTGAACTCAGGGACACCCAGCCCTTCGTCATACATGACGATTTCGTACTTGCCGCCTCCCCAGCTTTTTACTTGTTCCGCAAACACCGATCCCTGCCACTCCCACATGATTACAAATCTGCATTCGTGTTTAGGGAAATTCTTGCGACTAAGTTTAAGCTGCTGCAACACGCTCCAACTCCCACTTACCTCCGCCTTCCTTACCTGAGAAGACATCTACCAGCCTTCCCTGACGGGTCAGGTATGCCTTTTGCGTCTTCGTGTCTACGTAGACCTTGACATGTTTACCATATCGTGGCCCCAAGGTATTTTCGACGACGCTGTTTCTACGGAACCTACTAAACAGTGACTTAAACTCTTTTTGCTGCTTTTCGATCAGCTTTCTTTGAGACGATGTTCCGTGTTGACTTACCCACTGCCTGGACAGGTCGTAAATCCCAATCACCCTGTCCCAACCAATCGACCCACGATTGATAATATTGCACCCTGCTCGATTTACCAGCATATTATAACCGCCATCTACATTGTTTTTGTAGGTAGCACTAATCAGGCCAAGATTGTCAACATAACAGTTGACCAATCCGGTCTTGTCCTCGACAATGTCGGGGCTAGATCCACCACCCATCATTGCAGCCTGAGCTACTTGGGCCATAGACGGCCTCGATGTGTATGGGGCATATGTTACATTCCACATGCCTTCCATAGTTCCCAGCGCTGGAGGCTCAGGATAATAATCTGCTCCGAAGTAATCGAAGAGCCTCTTATCCCACTTATAATACTCACCCCTGTCATTAATTACCACCCTACTACAAAACTTAAGGTGGTTGTGTACCTCTTCTTCGGTCACCCCGTGCAAGACCGCAATGGTCTTGACTCTACAGGGTGATGCTCCTCCATGGGCCAGCGAGTATTCTCTCTGGCTCAGGTTTGTTGTACGGCCGACCTTAAGGCCAACCTCGAAGAGGTTCTTGACTTCCATTAGATAAACAACATAATTATTCATAATTTTTTTTCACTTTCTCTTGAATTATTCACTGTCGATTATTATATTTATATATGACATTTTCACTAGACTTTTTTGAATCCAGCGATGCCAAATTCCATCGCAGTACCAATAGACGTATAGTATGGGGATCATCCAATTTTATTATTTATGATGATGCCACACCGCCTACTGTTACAACGTCGCGGCAATTACCGCTTTGCGACTTCGTCAATGATACCGTAGTAAACAGCATCATGAGCTGACATGAAATTGTCGCGATCTGTGTCGCGTTCAACCTCTTCTACCGATTTGCCGGTGTGCTTGGCTAGGATCTCATTCAATTCGCCTCTCATGCGGAGGATTTCCTTGGCATGAATTTCGATATCTGAGGCCTGTCCAAAAGCACCGCCCATTGGTTGATGAATCATAATGCGGGAGTGGGGCAATGCCAGACGCTCACCTTCCGCCCCGGCTGCCAACAGCAGGGCACCCATCGAAGCCGCCATGCCGACACAGATGGTCCGGACCTTTGGCTTGATGTACTGCATGGTGTCGTAGATTGCCATGCCCGCGGAAACAGTTCCTCCTGGGCTGTTGATATAAATATTGATTGGCTTGTCCGGATCTTCCGCTTCCAGAAATAGCAGCTGGCCCACAATGACTGCAGCGATGCGGTCATCGATGGGCGTTCCGATGAAGATGATACGATCCTTCATTAGCCGCGAGAACAGGTCATATGCCCGCTCGCCACCGGCGGTGGGTTCTACCACCATTGGCATCATCACTTTACAACCCCCTTTGCCCTAATACCCTCGATCTCGAACGGCTCCTTACCGCCCAAGCCTCCACCAAGACCATTCAGCCCCAAAGCCCCCAGCAAGTCTCGCGGATCAGCATCCTCTGGCTTATGTCCTTCGATGTACCCACGAGAGAATACCAAGATTTTGTCGCCTGCCTGTAGCCGGAATGACCAGCTCTTTTTTGGATCCAGGCCCAATTTATCTTGCAGAAAGGACCATAGCTTCCAGTGTGCCCACTCCTGGGAGATACCACTGGATTCCATCTGCATATCACTGTACAGCTGCAAGAACTTGTCCCAGTGCTTCTTCGGGAGTTCATGGAGCTCCTTAACGTACCAGCCAGTTTTTCCTAGCTGGTCTCCTACCTTCAATTCATCGATATAGCTGAACTTTAGACTGTCTGGATCTTCAACCCGCTTGGGGTAGATATAATTAGACTTCATTATTATTAACCTTTTTCTTATATAACTCTCTTCGTCTCAACTCACTCTTGTAATGGGCGCTCATCTTTTTGTCTTTACTTAATAACAGCCCATCGTCAAGGAACTTTTGGAATTGTTTATCATCCATACCTAAAAATTCCTGAAATGGTACGGACTTGCCGGCAGCCACCCACTCTGCCAGCTTTCTGTCAAAAAAACTCATCTTGGACGTGGCGGTAAGACTGGCCGGGTTGTCCTATCGCCTCTTGGTTTGATGTTATACTTCATGGTCGTTCTCCTTAATTTAAAACAAATGTTTAAGTGTTTTAGAAACCAACAGATTAATCCGTTGGTTTCTACATATTTCTTATACCGTAAAACTTGACATTAATGTTTTATTTTAATATATTATTAGAGCTATTATAATATCAGGATAAAAAAAATGCAAAACACAGAACAGACGATTACTAAGATAGCTAATTATCTAAATATTAAATTTACTTACCCAAGAAGAGAATATGAATCTCCTATGGGTAAAACTAGATATGTATCTAGAAACATAGAAGAACCGCTACCAACGCCAACATGGCCTGGTGAAACATACACAAATCAAAACGAGAAGCTAGGCTTTCATAAAACAGCCAAAGAAGAGTTGAGCAAGCTTGAGCAGGGTTTCAATGATTATCACGATATATACGGTGCCGAGAAGCCAATCAGTTATAAAAAGTACAAAAATCTTTCCACCAAAGCAGATAAGTATCTAATGAGTAGTGAGAGCGGCATGGGCGGAACTTATTTGGCTGGTGCATTGGCCGGTAGTGCCATCGGCGCCCTGTCTGCAACACCTGCCAATGCAGTAGGAAGGGCACTCAGGGGCGCGGCAGTGGGCGCTTTGTCTGCTAGAGGGCTTCGTGCAATAAACGACTTAAACACAGTTAAGAGACTACAGTTCCCTGAACTTAATGAAGCCAAGACTCGCGAAGACTACGAGGATTACTTGGCGTTCATGAATAAATACCGCAATAAATGAAAAAGGAAAAAACAGCAATGTCACAAGAATTAAGATTTTATAAAAATGCCGGGCTGTTGGCTAAAGGATTAAATGTGGTGAGTAATGCTGCCACAAAGGCTGAAAAATATATTGGTAAGAAATTATACAGCCGTAATGAGGGACGCAAGTATCTTCTTGAAAAAATGAAAAAAATGCCTGTTTCCGAGAGATCACAGTATAAATCAACTTTTCAGAGACTTAGGGCCGACTCAGACGAACAGGCCAAAAAAATAGTAGGCACTGGAAAAAAAGTTCTTGGAGGTGCTGGAATATTGGCTGTCGGTAAAGGGATTGATAGTGCTTTTGCCGGTAAGGAAAAAACAGCAATGTCACAAGAATTAAGATTTTATAAAAATGCCGGGCTGTTGGATAGAGGATTAAATGTGGTGCGTAATGCTGCCACAAAGGCTGAAAAATATATTGGTAAAGAATTATACCAAGCGTCTGGTAAACGTAAGGCCCTCCTTGAAAAAATGAAAAAAGGCCCTGCTTCCGGTAATGGTTACGTCCCAAATTCAGCACGTAAAGAAGAATTTTTAAAACTTAGGAATAAGTCACAAGAACAGGCCGAACAAATAGTGGGCGCTGGAAAAAAAGTTCTTGGAGGTACTGCAGCAGTGGTTGGCGCTAAGACGGTTTATGATACTTTTGCTGGTAAGGGAAAAACAGCTATGTTATCAGAACTTGGATTTCATAAGGTTGCCGCAACCCGCCCAGAATATCCATGGAAAGAGATTTGGGGAAACACAACACCAACAGTATCTTATAAACGCTTTAAAGATGAGGATCTCAAAGATCTTGAGTATACTGTTAGCGGACGTCGTACGCGCAGAAATGCCCTTCTAGGCGCTGCACTAGGAGCAACTCTTGGTGCAGTAGGCCCACTAGCCGGCGGTCTTGGAGTAGGTGTCGCGGCCCGTAATGCCGCCCGCGTAGGAACGCTTATTGGATTAGTTGGGGCAGGGCTGTCACAGATTGGAAGGGGTAAGGCTAGAAAATTACTTGCGGATGAAGCAGCTTTTGATGAGCAAGCAAAAAGAAATTACAAGTATTACAAAGACTATAAAAAGCTTGCCCTCGGTTAATGAAAAAGGTAATCGACGGAAAGTACTACCTGTACTCTAAAGACGGTTCCAAAAAGCTCGGCGGACCATACGACACCGAAGACGAAGTATGGAAGCGCGAGCGTCAAGTGCAATATTTTAAACGACAAGGAAAAACAGCAATGTTACACGAACTTGGATTTCATAAAATGGCCAAGTTTGATTATCATGACGTAGAGGACCATTTAGGTTTATATCTAGATGACAAAACAGAAGAATCCGTTAATCGAATGATTGGACAGCAAAAGGCAAAGCGTTGGGCGCTACGGCACCCCGTGGCCTCCTTGGGTGTTGGGTATGCTATTGCTAAAGAAAATGCCGTACACGAAATAACAAAGAATTTATTTCGTAAACATAAGAAACTTCAAGACAAATCTTTATTGGCTCGAAAGCTTCGTATGTATGAAAATCCAGCGTATTATCGCTAATAAGCTTAAAAATTATGCATAAACTACCATATGAAAATTTAGTTAAGTCAATGATGTTTCGTAAGGAGCAACCACATGATATAGTTGTTCACTTGCGTGAGTTAGATTTATCTATACCAACTAATATTATTGATTTATGTAAGGATTTATATAGTTACTTAGAGAAACAATATCCTGATTATTTCCGTTATGGTAGAAAAAATACACCAGAGTCTGATCATCTTTTATCAGAAGGTATATACGGGCTATATCATGCCCACTATGATCTTCCTTACGACCCAGAATTAAGGTATCAGTTAACCGGATATGACGGTGCTATTCGTATTTTGGAAGATCCCAAGATGCGCAGAGCAGTGCAATCAATGGCATTAGCTCGCGTAACAGATGAAGACATTGAGCTTATGCTTAATGCAAGATATGATTTAAATTATGGGCCTGACGATATTATATTTTATCTACAACACTTCTTTAATGTCAAGAATTGGCGTACGCCACATTTAAAAGACTTAGTAGATGCCGAGGTAGATGAAAGCTTTAAATCTATGTATATGTTAGCGTTGAAGGGCGACAAAGGCTATCTACTTTGGAAGTTAGGCCTATCGCCAAATCGCTCATATCAAGAGATGCTCCAGGACATGATGAATGATGCGTTTTATTTATTTAAAGAAAACTCAAAGTCTGGTAAAGCTGACCACGACTTAGCCTATAAGTGGTCACAGGTAGCACTAAAAACTGCGGAAAAACTAGAGAGGAGTGAAAAAGAAGAAACTGATTCTCAGCAGCTTTTCCACAGCATAGAGTTTAATATCACGGCACCTAATACTCCGAAGGCCGTTATTAGTGCTGAGGAGCTCGGCGAAGACTTGCCAGAGTTCAAAATGAAGTCGAAGACGCCCGAAAATGTAATCCCAAAAGTAGATCCGCAAAAGGTGGAAGAGGGCAAGACAAAAATAAAAGGCTTTAATAGATCGACAAGAGAATCTAAAAGATGATTCTTGGAATACCAGATAAGAATAGAATTTCTGAATTACCTACTGTAACAAAACCACAGGCTTGGAAGTTTGTAATACATGAGCATCACGCAGATAGGGCGGGGCTGCATTACGACTTTCGCATGGTGGACCCATCAACTAGAATAGCGCATTCCTGGGCGGTGCGCAACTTACCATTATCGGCTGGACAAAAGACGCTTGCCGTGCAGCAACCAGACCATACTGAGGAGTATACCAACTTCGAGGGAGTTATAGAAGATGGGTATGGAAAAGGTAAGGTAAAGATATATAAATCTGGTACTGCCGAGGTGATTAAATCAGACGGGACCCATTTTCGATTTAATATATATGATGGCACTAAAACTGTAAGGCTTTCTTTAATAAATACCGGTGGAACTAATTGGTTGTTTTTTAATCATACTTCCACCGAGCAATCAAAGCCACACATACCGCGGTCCAAGCCGTCATTTAAATCTGTTGAGACACAAGATATAAATGTAGATAATGCTAATCAAGTATTGGCGCCAAAAATAGATGGCGCAGCTAATATATTTGATTTAAGGGGAGAAAAGGGCGTAGATGTTTATTCGTATCGCCCATCTAAAAAGTCACATGAGCTTATAGACCATACTTACAGAATACAGGCAAACAAGATAAAGCTCCCCAAAGACTTAAAAAACACCGTGCTTATGGGAGAGGTCTACGCAAGAGACCCCCAAGGAAGGGCCTTACCACCACAGGATACAACCGGAGCGTTAGTATCAAATGTTTGGAAGGCTCGAGATAAGGTACCCGGATTTGGCATAGCTCTTTATGACGTACTCAGGTACAAGGGCAAACCCTATAATAACATGCCTTATTCAGACAAATTGAATATACTTCAAGATATATCCGCTAGAGTACCCCAGTTAAGCACACCACCGTTTGCCTGGACACCTGAGGAAAAAGAAGATCTCATTTCCAGGGTATCTTTCAAGCAACACCCCCTAACAGAAGAGGGGTTCGTGTTGTATAATTTAGATGAATCAGTGCCAATTAAAGCCAAGTTCAAAGAAGATTACGATGTTTACATCAGGGAAATACATTTGGGGCAAGGGAAGCATTCCAACCGAATGGGTTTTATCAGGTATTCGTATACCCCAAGGGGTCCCATTATCGGCCAGGTTGGAGGTGGTTTCTCAGATGCGCTTCGAGAAGCAATGGCCGTTGACCCAGACTCATATATCGGTAAGCCCATTAGAGTGTACGCCCTAGGTAAAACAGCAGGAGGAGCATTAAAGGTGCCACAATTCAAAGATTTTAGAACAGCTGAGATGTTTCCAAAAACGGCAGGTCTTGTAAATTTAGGATTTCGTAAAAAGGAGTAGAAATGTTGCCATTTCATAAATCGGCGGCCAAAGATTCTAGTTTAATTAAGGATTTTTTAGCAGGCGTAGAGCCCACAGGTGTATACACTTTTGAGCATGCTCGCACCAATAAAAAGAATCACGGACTACACAAAGCAATGGGCGATGTTGGCGGATTTTTAGGCGGGGCAGCTATATCTACTGCTTTGGGGGCAGCGGGTACATATGGTATTGGTAAACTAATGGGAAAATCTACTTTGGGTAAATATTTAGTAGAAGGCGCAAAAGATCAAATGTTATTATTTGCTCCGCATAAAGCTGCTAGACATATAAAAAATTTACCCAGAGCCACTAAAGTTATGCACCAAGCCGATGGGATGAATCAGGCCCTGAATTCTGTCCATAGAGGTAATAATTATAATCAAAAAGCGATTAAAGGCGTTCTTGGCAAAGCCAATACATACGTAGAAGAAGCCGCCTCCTATGCAAAGAGTACAGGAGACGAGGCGTCTGATACTTTTAGAAAAGGATTGGCTATTACTGGAGGAGCAGCAGCCGGGGTTCTGGGTGGCGGACTAAATGCTCTATCAGCACATGCACAGTATAATGCTGGGTTAAAACAAAATATTTATAAGAAGAAGCTTAACAAGACTTCTAGTTTGAGTTCTTTGCAATTTCACAAATCAGCAGAACGTAACGAAGCGCTAAATGCGGCAGCAGTGGGAGCAGCGTCTGTAGGGATTGGGTTAGTACCATACTTGCGGGGGCCAGAAGCCCACTTAGCGGCTAAACTAGCCCCAAAAGGTAAAAAGAAAGACGCCTTTGCAAAATCATTATTGTATGGGTCAATTGGGGCCTCTCTACCATTTTTATATTATGGGGCTAAAAGATTAAAAAGCTTCCCTTTCCCCCAGAGAAGGTTTACTGACGTAACCAATAAAGCAAGAATAAAGCGGGCGCTTGAGGGAGTTGGTGCAGATGCTGCGAAGGCCTATTTTGGTGGAGCACTTACTGGTGGTGTAGGATCTAGTATTGGGTATTACCGTGCTGTAAATAAGTAAGACGCCTATTTATAGATAAGCCAAAGTAAAATATGAGTAAAAAAGTTGTAAATATATCAAGGTCTCAGCTATCTGAGTCCTTTTTTTATCTTGCTGGTCAGCCATTTTCATTGGCAGACTACCCACATATGAAACTTATTTATGACATTACCCCAAAAAACTTGGTTCTCAAGTTCAGTCGTCAGTGTGTATATGATGACCAACCCATTCAGTTAGCTGATGGTAGAGAAGTATTAGCCAAAGATTTAAAAGTAGGTCAAGACATTATAGGGTTTAATACTAAAACTCTAAAAAATGAAATGACTAAAGTGGCTAATGTTTGGGATAATGGAGTAACTGATATTTATGAGATTTGTACACGCACAGGCCGTAAAGCAATAGTTACTGATAATCACCCTTTTTGGAAAGTAAGCGGTTGGTGTGAAGCTCAAGATTTAAGAGAGGGGGATTTAATCGCTCTTTCTAACGATAATAGCTGCGCACTAAGGACAGACAAAATAGTAGAAGATAGTCACTATAAAATAGTGGCCTACTTACTGGCTGAGGGCTCAACTTCTACAAGAAGTATTGGCTTTACATCTTCAGATGAGGGATGCGTAGCTGAGCTACAGGAATCGTTAACTCAGATAGATAATAGATTAACTCTAAAAGCCTTACCTCAAGATAAACATAGATACCAATATCGTATTACTGGGGATGGTGTTGGCAGACCTTCTATTTTCAAACCTTATTTAGTTGAGTGGGGTCTGTGGGGTAAAAATTCTCAAACTAAAGAACATCCTGATTTTGTTTGGGATCTTACTAAAGAGCAGATCCAGGATTATTTGAGAATTTGGTGGGATACTGACGGGTTTGTGTCGAGACACAAGAATGGGCATTATTATCCCGGTATTTCTCTTATCTCCGAGAATTTAGTAAAAGGCATACAAACGCTTTTACTGAAGATCGGTATTCATACAACTATTCATGAACAAGTGCCTAAAGTGTATAAAGGTACTAATAAAGTTGTATATAGATTATTTATAGAAGGAAATAAATCAAAGAAGCGGTTCTTTGAGCTAATTAAAACCAAAAAGAATCCTAAGAACCCTGAATTTAAAGAAGAGAGAAATCAACAATTAGTAGTGGATGCCCAGTATGTAAATACTATCCTCAAGAAGATACCAAAAAGAAAAAATAGTTTATTATATACTCGGAAGAGTAAGGGAGTATGTTTATCAAGGCTTACCAAAATAAACGAAATTATACAAAATAATGATTTAGATTTAATTTTAAATTCTGATATTTATTTTGATAAAGTTACTAAAGTAACTCATTTAGGTAAATTATCTTCCACAAGCATAGAAATATCTAAAACACATACTTTTCATATAGATGGTTTAGTGGTAAAAAATACAGCAAAAAGTACTACTATGGCTAATCTCATGGTAGCGGATGCTATTATGAGATCTAAGAATCCCAAGGCAGGCGGGTCAGGGGGATTTCAGCAGATGTACGTTTCTCCTACCGTAGATCAGACAAAGATCTTTTCTCATGACCGCGTTAGTCCGGTGATTGAGGGGTCACCGCTGGTAAAGAAACACTTCTTGGATAGCAAGCAGGTTCAGAACGTATTTATGAAACAATTACGTAATGGATCAAAAATGTATCTAAGATATGCTTTACTTAATGCAGATAGGTTACGGGGCTACTCGGTAGACAAGATCTATTATGACGAGGCCCAGGATCTGTATGAACATATTATGCCTGTTGCAGACCAGGCTATGTCTCGTTCCTATTACAAAGAGCGTGTATTCTCTGGTACACCAAAGCTTACACAAGGTACCTTGGCTAACTTATGGTACCGCTCTAGTATGAATGAGTTCATGTTACGTTGCAATGGTTGCAATAAGTGGAATATTTTAGATGAAAAAAATATAGGCAAAAAAGGTCTAATATGTAAACACTGCGGTAAAGGGCTAGACCCACGTAACGGTCAATGGGTTAGTACTGCACCTAGCGAAAATGATAAGTATTCCTCTGTAGGATTTCGTGTATGTGCACTTCATTTTTATGGAGCGCCGTGGGTTGATTGGCATGATGATATTCTACTTAAGTATGAGACAGAAGCCCCCAACTTGTTTTTTAATGAAACATTAGGGTTAGAGTATGATGATGGTGTTAATCCAATTACAGAGGACGACATCAGAAACTCTTGTACTGGTGGCCCTATGCTTACAAAACCTGATGATTTTACTAGAGCTAATGCAACTGTAATAGGTATAGACTATGGACCGATTAATTCAAATGATTCTTATACTGTAATAACAGTGATGCAGAAAGTTGGTACTAAGATAAGAATTTTAGCTGCAAAAAGATATGAAGGCCGAGAAGCAGACTTTGCACATATTCATAAAGATATTGTAGAACAATTTAATCACTGGAGAGCGGTAGCTATAGGGGCTGATCATGGAATGGGCGAAGCATCTAATTCAGAGCTCCGACATACTTTGGGCCCGCATAGGGTACTTGCATTTCAACACCAGGCAAATCAGAAAGAAGAGCTAAAGTGGAACTCAAAAATGAATGCCTACTGTTTAGCGAGAACACAGATTATGACTAGATTTTTCTCTGATATTAAAAAAGGCAAGTTTATCTTTCCGCAGTGGGAGGACTGGGCACCGTTTGCTAAAGATTTATTAGCACCGGTCATTGACTATGATAAAGATAAAACAAAAATGTTTTATGTTAATTCAAAGCCAGATGATATATTTCATGCTATAATTTATGGGGCAACTGCACTAGAGCTAATGGATGGGCTAATCACATGGTAACTACTGAACTTAAAGATCACCAAAAAAGAATCAAGGAACGCTTAAAACGCAATAGAGGAGTAATAGCAGCTCACGGGCTCGGCTCCGGTAAAACATTATCTGCTATTAGTACTATTGATATTTCGTCCCCTACGTATATTATTACTCCGGCATCATTACAAGAGAATTTCAAGAAAGAGGTTAGTAAGCACTCCGGTATTCCAATAGACCGCCTCAAGGTTGTATCCTATGAGAAGTTTCTTAGGGATCCATATATTGAACCGGGATCACAAGTAATTTTAGATGAAGCTCATAGATTACGAAACACTGATACTAAGACATATCAAACTATACGTGATGCGGTAAAAAATTCCTCTTCACGCCTGTTATTAACTGGCACGCCCATTTACAATAACCCGTCCGATATCGCTGCTTTAGTAAACGTAGCAGCTAACAGCGTAGTGCTGCCAAACAATCCAACGGAGTTCAAGAAGCGTTATATACAGGAGAGTCAGGTCAGTCCGGGTTTTTGGAAATCTATGATTGGTGTAAAACCCGGCGTAGCTTACCGCATGAAGAACAGAACTGATTTTAGTAATAAAGTTAGCCCATACGTGGATAAGTATATTCCGGACAATAAAGAGGATTATCCTGAGTTACAGAGAAAAGTGGTCAAGCATTTGATGACTAAGCCTGAACTTAATGTATATAATTACACTATGGGTAAGGCCCCGTTATCCACAAGGCTAAAGGTAAGATTTAATTTACCTCCAAGCAAGAGTGAAGCCCAGAACATGAACGCGTTTTTGTCGGCGGCTCGTCAGGCCTCTAATACATCTAACCCCTTTGGGCAGAGTGATCCGGACGCGCCAAAGATTAAAGCAATAGCAGATAATCTACAACAAAGACTTAATAAAAATCCTGAGTTTCGGGGACTTGTATACTCTAACTATTTGGAGGCAGGAGTTGAGCCTGTTTCCCAAGAATTGGCACGTAGAAATATTCCCCATGCAACTTTCACTGGGAAACTGTCTAAGAATCAAAAGGAAGAGCTGGTCAAAAATTATAATGCCGGAAAAACTCCTGTACTTCTAGTTTCTAGTGCGGGCGGAGAAGGCCTTGATCTTAAAGGTACACGCGCCGTGCATATTATGGAGCCACACTGGAATAATGAAAAAATAAAACAGGTTATAGGAAGATCTGCTAGGTATCAATCACACTCACATTTGCCCAAAGAACAACGATTAGTGGATGTTTATTTTCATCAGGCCAAATTACCACAAGGTAAATTATCTAAAATGTTAAAATTAAAAAGAGCAACTTCTACCGATGAGTACATATCCTCAAGAGCAACTGATAAAGAAAACTTAATGAAAGAGTTCCTATCAGCTATAAAAGCTTGACTTTTTATATTTACTTTATTATACTGATTACAAGGATTAAACTATAAAGGAACACAATGACTTATATTACAAAAGATATGGTCAGTGAGTGGGGCAAAGAAGCTGCCCAAGAACTCATTCAAAACCAGGTCCCTTTAAATGATACTTTGGTTAAAATAGCTCAAAATAATGACTTAAATAGCGATCAGATAGCTAGATTAGTTGAAGCAGCAAATATATCTACACACCTAACTGTGAACAGCGGTGACAATAAATATCCCGAATTTGAGGTGGCAGATATTAGAAAAGTAGCATCGGCTATGGCAAACCAAGAAGATATTATTCAGGAGCTTTCGCACTATGATATGGCTCCTGGGGACTTTGATTTTAGCTTACATGAGAAGGTTGCCACCTTTCAGGAAGTAGAAGATACGGAAGTTTTGCCAACATTTACCGAGAACAGGGTGAAGCAGGCCTTTGTAGGTTTGGCAAACCACTACGACGACAAACTTGCTGAAATAGAGCAGGACGTATATGAGGGTGCGGAGGGTCTGAAACAGTATGTAAAGCAAGCCGTGTTAGACCCGGACCATCAACTGGCGTCCTGGACTCTATTTAAAAGCGCGGCCCTCACTGTAACATCCGATGAGTGGAAGCCGATTACTCGTGCGGTGCTGAGTGAGATAGATACCGAGCTAAAAAGCACCTGCGGGCCAACCATTTATAAGAAGGCGTCTTCATATGAATTTGATCTGGACAGCAAAGCCGTGCTTAATTTTGAGAACGAAGGAATTAAGAAGTTAGCCAATTACTTAGAATTGGTAAAAACCTATGCCATCGCTAAAGAAGACCGCGATAGTATTTTAACAAAAATGGCATCACTTGAGTTAAACCGGCTTGGACTCTCTGAAAAAGTAGCAAATAAACTAACCTTTATGAAAGCCATGACGAGCCCCTTTAAGTGGGCGTGGCAAGGCGCAACTGCAAAGAGCAAGGCTTTGAGAACCGCGGGGGTTTTAGCTGTCCCGGCGGCGGGAGCCGCTGCCGTTGGAACAGCTGCATATGATGCTGGTAGACAAAATACACTGGAGCAATTAGCTCCTATGCAAAAACATAAATTACCCGAAAGATATAAAAGGTATTAATATGAAACACACAGACAGTTTTATTAATTTAGTAAAAAACGGTACCCTCCCCGAGTCTACTCTAATTAAAATGTCGGAGTTTAAAGACAGGCTTGACGACCATAAGCTGGTAAAATCGGCATTTCTCAGCAAAGTAAAGGAAAACAAAGCGGGCACCTCATTAGGTAAAATGCTTTTGTTAGGGGCAGCTATAGGGGCAGCTGGGCCAGCTTTTGGGGTTGTGGAAGACTCCATATCAGGATACATGGAGAATAGAAAGAGGGAACCAGCATTTAATAAGATGTTGGAATATCATCCTCAGCTAAAGAACGAAGATATGGATTTGGTAAAAAAATATTTTGAATCTATCTGGCATTTTTCTCCTCACATGGCACAAGATCCTCTAGCCGCTGGCGCTTATATTAGAAGTGCCATGTTCTATCACGACACACAGGGCGGACCTGCCCCTAATATGGCAGTTGATTTAACAGCGTTACAGAGAAACGTGTCTGCTGGAAAAAGTGATTCCAAAAGCAGATTTTTGGACTTGTCGGGCGTAGCAATGCCAGAACTAATAGCATAGGAAAATAATTATGTTAAAACTTGTTAGCTGGGACTTAAAAGACGAAAGTGGATATCACGTTGAGGTTCTTAACGGGCCTAATGCTACTTTTGAGAAACAGGCAGCTGCATTTGAAGGGGAATATTCTGAGGATATCATCTCAGCTATAGATAAAATAGAAAAAAAGTCAGGGCATACCTATCTTTTGATAAATGCAATGGGCGCTGGTGAGTTCTATGGCTCAAACAAGAATAATGATTATTTTCCAGAAAAAGTTCTAAGAGAATACCACAAGACCTTTGAAGCGCTAGCCCACGTATATAAACATCATGTTAACAAGGACCCTAGGAGGTCTTACGGTAAAGTTATTTATTCTTTTTATAATGAAAGAATGCACCGAGTTGAGTTGATTGTTGAAGTGGTAAACTCCAAAGCCCAAGACATCTTGGACAGGATAGCCGCTGGCGAGAACGTGGCAGTATCTATGGGTTGCAAAGTTCCGTGGGACGAGTGCTCGGAGTGTGGTAATCGCGCTAAAACAAGAAGAGAGTACTGTGCACACCTACGGCGAGGGTCTGCTGGCAGAGTTACACCAGATGGCAGAAAACCTTATGCGATCAACTGGCAACCTAAGTTTTTCGACATCTCTTTTGTGACAATCCCTGCAGATCCTACCGCGTCTGTGCTATCAAAAGTAGCCAGCAAAAATTCCATAACTGCCGACAGCGTTAATTCAGAGGAAGAAATGGATAATCTGTTAAAGATATCGGGACTTAAAAAAGCGGACATAATAAAGAGAATCGATGGTCGAGTAGAGGCCGCTGCATCTGACCCAAAGGCTTTAATACCTTTTATACAGGATGATATGCCTAAAGACGAGTTAAGGGCAATGACTGATAAGTATTCTCTGAGAGATATATTGAGCACCCTCCTTTCGATGAACATTATGCCAAAGAAAACTGATTTTCAAAGAATGGTTCTTTACTCTTCTGGAAAACATGACTTAGCTGATAGATTAGATCGGTGCGGGCAGGAATTCCCAGTAGATGAGGGTGTAACCCCAATAATACCGGCGGACGTTGATCCTTCTTTTATGAGACCGTCGTTAGCTCGGGAATATTCTCATTGGATACCAGAAAGGTCATTAACCAAGCCGCTTGTTATTATACGAGTAATGAAGAAAATGGCAGAGTTGGAGAAGCAGGCAGGCCCTATAGCCCCTATATCTGATCCCAAAACTCCAGTAAAAGAGCCATCTAAAGACCCTGTCCCACCCACGTCAAGTGAAAGCGGTCCACAGCCAGTAGCAGTATCCCCTGTATCTGACTTTAGAACGAGTAAAGAATTAAACATACTTTATGATAGATTTAAAAAAGCAGCACCAGCAGAAAGAAGAGTTATTGAAAAAATAATTGAACAGCTGTTGGGTAAGCAAGGCCGACAGGATGCTAATGCTTCTATCTCAGGGAAGACTAATCAATCTTGGACTAAACAGGGCTCGTTTACTGCAGAGTTTTTAAAAACTGCGGACACTGGTGGGCCTACACAGTCCGATATTGGCTACACCGGGGGTGGCAGTGAACCATCAGTTGGTGGATTTGAGGGTCTTACTGGTACCGGAATGCAGCCCTCTAATAGACCAAATAGAGCAGCTTTAGCTAAACTTTTAAGCAGTGTCAGTGAGGAAGAAAAGCTGTTGCTGGAACGAGTATTAAACAGTATAGGGTATTCTACAAAAACTGCATCTGTGCGCTCACTTTCTGGTGACACCATAAAGATAGGCGCATCAGAACCAAACCCAGCAGACTATGAGGGAATGTCTGGGGATGCGATAGTGACTGATCTTAGCAAAAACTATGGCATGGGGGCAGCTGATATACAACCGTGGATGATGTCGAATAAATTATGGGATTCCAGAGCGGTTACCCAGTACAATACTTTAAAGTGGACAGTACCGTGGAAGGATTACTCATCGTGGGACTCCGCACTTCAGGGTGATCCATATGCAGCTGCTAAGTATTTGTTATCAGAAAAAGGGTATACAAGTGCTAGCGACTGGGACCAGTTTGCTACGGCATATGGATATAATCCCATAGCTGGCAGTGATATTGACAAAAACCTACAGTACATCACTAACCCTCCTCCACAAAATGCACTATCTCCATTTGGGTTGAAGGGGTATAAGGCGTTAAAGCAAACGTCCACCTCACAAAATATGGCTAAGATTATTCAAAAGGTACAGGAGTCGGTAGAGTCTAACAGGAAGGGCCTGCCAACTAGGATGGAGGAAGAAGGTAAAATTTTACCGTCTAATCTTAGAACAGGTCCTCTGAATAAGTTGTCTTCTTACCTAGCCAAAAAGGCGGGGTTTGAGTATATGGACCCCAACATGTCAACTCCGCTGGAAGAGGCAGGACTTACTCCCGCCAGGGTACCAGATATGAATCCAAGGGCTCCTGAAAAAAACCCATTTTTTGCAGTAACAGGGTTAGGTGCACTGTACTTAGGTTATAAGAGGCTTATGGATATGGGGGCATCTAAAAATCTTCCAAAGATGGAGAGAACCATAATACAGAATCCTTGGATGTTGCCACTACTGGCGGCGGGGACAGGCCTTGGCATGGTACAGCTACAAAAAGCTTTTAATAAGAATGCTGGCTATGTTCAGCCGGGTAAAGCATTTGAGCCGGGTGCTATTAAGAGCATATTAGCAGCAGTGGTACCTAGTTACTATTATTCTGGGGCCCAGGAAGCTAAACTAAGGCGTGGCGAACAAATAGATAATTTACAAGATTTTGTCAGAAAACACCCATTCCTAACAAGTTTAGGTGCCTTGGCAGCTGTAAGGGGTGGAGTAAGGGCTATCAATAAGTATGCATCTGTAGAAGAAATAGTAGCAGAAATGGACAGCGAGACCATAGATAAGTTATATAATCAAATTATTTCTTGATTTTACTTGACAAATAAAAATTTATGTGTATAATATACTTACATTTAACTAATTAGAGGAGTCTAATACTATGAGTATTTTACTTACGGATGTTCTAAAGAACATGGAGTTTGGTGATAACGAGAAGATTGCGTATGACCAGACTCAGGAAATTACTGACGATATGATTAAGCAAGCTGATGAAGAAGGTCGCGTAATGGCCTACGGTTTCCTAGAAGAGTTAGACAAGGTTGCAGTTGACACGCACCCAGCTAATGTCACTCCAGACCCGGGACAGCTTCCTGGAAATGCTAATCCGTACGTGCAGACATCGACAGCCGGCGGGGCCGTTGGTAGTGCCGCTTCCGAGGTCATTAACAGCCTGTTGAATGCTGCCGGACACAACGGTGGCGTAGTTCAGACACCAGCCGGGACAGTGGCGGCTGCTAAAACCAGAGAGATGGTAGAGCCAACTGCAGCAGAAATTGCTATGGCACAGGAGTCCGCTGAGGCAGCAGTTAAGACCTCGGCTGATTATATTATCGAAACACTTTATAATCTGCACTTAGCATAAGGAGTATTTATAATGAGTTTACTAGACAGATATGTAGATATGCAAAAAGAGGCTGAGTACGAAATGCTGAAGACAGCACAGGTTGATACTCTGGTAAAATTTGCTGAGGCTGCAGAGGATTTACTGCAGGAGCAGGGAATTCAGTACGACGAGGACGACGTAATAAAAGTAGCATCTTTTTTGATTGACTCGCAACTCGATGCAGAAGAGGATGAAGAAAAGGTAGCAGAATACTTTGACGCCGGTAGAGTTATGGCGCAGGGATTTATTGACGGCCTGGAGTATTAAATTATGAATAACGAAATGGTAAAAGTAGCTAGCCAGTACGCCGAAGTTGCGGAAAACCTGCTGATAGAACAAGGCCTGAGATATACTGACGACGACGTAGTTAAGGTAGCTAATTTCCTGATTGATCAGGATTATCCCGACGAGTATGAAAAAACTGCCTACTTGGGAAAGGTGGTTTCCGGCGCTAAGGCAGTAGGAAACAAAATTCATGGTGGAGCAGAGACGATTGGTTTCCATCTCTCTCGCGCACTGATGAACAAGAAGTTGCCACAGTGGGTGCAGGACGCAGGATTCGAGATGGGCCAAAATATGCACCGTGCAGGCTATCGCGCAGCGGGTGCTGGTGCGGTGACTCTGGGTGCTGGTGGCTACGGAATAAAGAAAGCTTTGGATTAATAGGAGCTAATTAATGGCACTTTCTATATCTGATATTTTAAGGGATTTAGATCCCAACAGTCAGCTAGAGCAAGCTCCTGAGAGTGCTACAAGTCATGTGAAGGTGGCGGAAGAGGCTCCCAGTGTGGAAAAAGTGGCTCTATACCTAGAGTCACTTGCTTCCCCCGACTCGGTAGTAGATGAGCTAGCAAAGTTAGCAGTTCTACAGGATTGGGTCGAGGCTCAAAGAATTCCTATGCACAAATTAGCAGAGGCTAATTTAGAGGTTAGGGATGATGAGAGAATTACCATGATGAAGTCTGCTAGTTTAATGATTAGGGATTTGCAATCACAGGTAAATGAGCTTACTGAAAAAACAGAGTTACGCAAGATGGCAGAAAATATCGCTAAGCGCATGCAAAACTCTGGCCATATTTCTCATGATGAAGTACTTGACAAAGTAGCTGAACTGGCTGAGCAGTCAAGAGACGAGTTAACTACACTTAATAAAGCCTTAGACTTTGCCAAGACTGCTGGCGGCCTAGGCTCTTTAAGTGATAATAGAAACGATACCGACAACCCGTTGTTGGATTTTTTACTAACATAACATAATTTTTTAATTGGAGGAGCGCAATGCTTAAGATTTTATCTGACCTGAATAAGGTCGAGCGCATTGACTTCACTACAGGTACTGGAACACTTATTACCAGCGGCTACCAAGGACAGTGGCTGGTTCCCGGGGCAACTTATGCTACTTTCCCATCAAGTGGGCAGGCAGCCGCGTTTCAGATCTGGACAGAAGGAAATCGCGATGGTACGGCAGGATTCACGCCTGACGCTACCAATACGAGCAAGTTGACGGTTCTGTACGGAAAGTACCGTGCCCTGACCGATCAGTTTGAGGGAGCAATTGGGAGCTATTCTATAGGAACGGAGTTGACTGTTTCTGCGAATGGTAAGTTGATGCCTGTAACCTCTTCGGGTGTGGGCGTTTCGGCTGACACAGTATATGCACATTGCATTGGAACTGACAGTATCACCTATTTTGATCACAATAGTGGTGCTGCCTTCGATGTAATTAAGTATGTAACGGTATAAAGGAGCTCAGTAATGGATAATTTAAGTGCAACGGTCATTAATGACCTATTCTTAGAGAAGCTGAGCACTGAACCTGAGAAGGTTGCTAGTTCAGCTGGGTCTTTCATTCGCAAGAAGCTGCGTGAAGTTTCTTTCGCTCGTAAGATCCTGATGCCGGAATATGTAACGAAGGCCGAGTGCCAGCGTTCCGTAAACCACGACCAGCTGGTCAAGATTGTAGACATCGAGCCTGATAGTAAGGCTATGGCAGTTAACTTCAGAGGTGCTGGTGACACTACTTATGTTGAAGGTGATCGTTATGAAATCAGCTTCTACAAGGTTGAGTCAGACACGTACCAGAAGACTGAAAGCGAACTGCTTGCTTATGAGATGCCCTTGACAGAGCTGATTGAAAAGAACACTGTAAAGGACATTCAGCGTATCGAAGACGAAGGATTTATAACACGTTGTCGTGCGGCTATTACCACGTCAAGTAAGACTTCCCACGTAAATACGTCGGGTACTTACAATGGTAAGATTTCTCCGGAAGTGTTTATTACGCTGTTCAACACGCTGGAGCAGGCTGAGTCCTCAACTTCAACAACAAACCGTTTCAAGACTGACGTCATTCTGATGAACCAGGCAGATTTTAATGAAATCATGCTGTGGTCTGCATCGACAGTGGGCGACGCTGTTGGTTCAGAGATGGTCGTAAATGGCTACAAGTATGGGACGCTGTTTGGTAAGAAGCTAATTACCACTATTAAGGGTGACCTTGTAAAGAAGGGCTCGGTTTGGGCATTCGCATCTAAGGAGTACCTCGGACATTCCTATATTCTTGATGACACCAAGTTTTGGATCAAGAAGGAGAAGGATGTAATTAGTTGGGTAGCTTGGGAGCTTATTGGTATGGGTATTGGCAATACTGATGCTCTTGCTGTGGTGACGTTTAGTGCTGCAGCTGCCGCAGGTGCTAACGCGTACTAATTTAGTTTTTATATTAGCTATTAAAAGGGGTCATACGGCCCCTTTTTTATTATAGTGCTCTTGATTATATTATATTTATTTAGTATACTGATACAAGTAAAACTAATTGAAAGTAGATATTAACTTATGGCATCTATTATTGCAAGAACCACTTCCCCCAGAACAAGAACCCACGTTCTGGTACTTATCTTTTTAGGTGCGATGGCAATTCGGCTATGGACTGGCTGAATAGATATGTATGGTCTATTAATGAAAATGATCCTATTCATGTAGCTGATCAGGTTTGGGACGAATCAAGAGTATCACACACGTCTTCAGGCACCTTTGGGCATGGATATAGCACCACAGAGGGCTGGAGTATATCAGGAAAATAAGTTATGTCAACAGTTGTTATTTATGCTTATTTGCGAGACGCCAACGGCAATGCAAAATCTGGTAGTTATGGGTATGCAGAGTTGATAGATACACCATATTATTATGACGGTGTTTATTTTTCTAATCCAACCGAAAGGGGAATTAGATCAACAAGCGACGCAAATGGGCTTATAGAATGGACTGTTCCTCAAGGGGCTAGGGTTAGATTTAGAATTGATGATATTGACTTAGTGTTAGAAAAAGCAGTCCCTATCTCGGGGACATCGACGGATCTTTATGATTTGGAGGATCTATAATGGCAGCTATACCAGAAGCACATAAATTAAAAGTTGATAAATTTAGAGATTTTTTAAGAGATAGGGAAGAATTAAACATACTAATAGAAAAACAAGAATCTACTGATTTGGATTTATATCAAGCCTTACAAGATGGGCTAGATGCCATTAATTACGAGTATGGGTACCAGACTTCGTATACGCTTGATGATTTCCCATCTTGGAAGATTTTAAGAGATGCAGCAACTTTAGAAGTATTAACCAGCGCAGGGATACACAGTGCTAGAAATCAGTTATCGTATAACGATGCTGGCGGAGTTAATATACAAGATATAGATGTTTATGGTAGGTATATAAATTATTATAATGTATTAGTAAATAAAGTAAGAGCGGCTGTTACTAACTTCAAGATGCAGAAGAATATTGACGATGCATACGGAGGGTCAGAGTCGGCTTATAGTAACTTATGGTAACTATTGATAAAATTACAGTCAGGTCTCATGACCTTACATCTCTTACTGTTTCCTGGACATTTGAGGAAACCTGGGAGAGCCTTGATCCATATTATGTAAACATATATCGTAGTGCTAATGATCCACAGTATTCGTCTGGAAACTTTGAGTTATTGGTTTCAGGGCTAGACCCATCAGCAGTAAATGAATATGAAGACACTAGTGTTAGTGGGTATTTAACATATAAATGGCATGATTTTTATTATACTGTTGTGCCATTTAAAGTGACCACCGGTGTTTCAGGCGTAGCGGGAACTCCCGCTAGATTAGAAACTTCTATGGATCTTAAGGCCAAAGAGATAATTAGAAGAAAAACTATTGCACTGAGAAATGATTTTGGTGGAAAAACATTTTTACTGCTAAAAAGAAAGAAAACAGGGACACGATGCTCGGTTTGTTGGGACACTGTTTTACAAAGAAGGACAACAGAAAATTGTAAGACCTGTTATGACACCGGGTGGGTTGGGGGTTATTGGGCTCCTATACAAATGCAGGGAAGTATTGGCGCAGCACCAAGAGCTACTCTTATAAACTTATTCGGTGAGTGGGAACAGCAGGATACTTTTTTAAGGATGGGCTCCAAACCTGTACTATCCCCACAAGATATTATTGTTGATGAGCAAAATCGTAGGTGGAGAGTAATAGAGAGTAGGCCTACCGAAAAGGGTCAATACATTATACAGCAACAAGTAAGATTAAAGAGAATTGATAATACAGATATTATATTGGAGTATCCTATAACATGGCCACAATAAACAAAATAGCAGGTATGTTTGATCCCATTAGCACGGAATTATCTTCGGATATGTGGGAAGGGTTTAATCTAAAAAAAGAAGTTAAGAATATTATATTAGCAAGATTAAGCAAAATATTGCCGTATAGCCTGGATGTGTTTAGCAGTATAACTTTGATAGGATCTATGCTTGGGTACCAATATAATGACAGCAGTGATATAGATATAGGTATTCAGTTAAAACCAGAACACGATGAACTATTTCTTAATATAAAAGAAATTTGTAAGGCAACCAATGGTTGGAACCTACCAGGTACAAAACATCCTATAAACTTCTTCCCATCAGTAAGTGCCAGATTGTTTAGACTTGAAAACTTGACTGCTGGTTATGATTTGTTAAATGATACCTGGATAAAACTGCCCAGTAAACCTACATATTCGGAGCAGCACCAGTATGATATGTCTATGCCCTATCTTAACTTAAGGAAAAATGAGCTAAAGAGGCAGTTAAACCAATTAGTAAAAAATCCCAACAAGGAACAAGAAGCAGTTGAAGTCGCAAAGGAGTTTGCAAGACTTGATATGGATAGAAAGAGGAGCTATGATTATCCAGGAATTAAAGGTGGAACTCGCTCAATAAATAATGCCGCGTTTAAGTACTCTCTAAAATCGTTAGATGAGCCCGTAATAGAAGCCTTATATCACATACTTAAGTCTAAAGGCTTGACTTTCTACGAATAATATAATATACTTTAGCAACGAATATTATGAATGTTGTATTAGTTCCAAAATATGAAGACCAGGTGTCTGATGATTTTATCCAAATAAGAGAACTTGAAAACAAGCTCTTAATTGAGGCTTTTAATAAGCAGAACAAGCAACCAGATAATTTATCTACTTATCTAACTCCAAAAATGGATGTGTGGGAACTGTGAGTGAGTCTTCAGTAATCAGAGAGCCCTCAGATTTTAGCTTAGCTATTAATGATTCGATATGGATAAAAAGATTTTTTTTAAGTTTTCTTCAGGCATATTTCCAGGAGCATACTAAATATACCTGGAAATATAGTTCACACGATACTGGAATCATTATAGTTGATAAATTTGCTATGGATTTAGATGTGGTTAGTAAAAAACCAGCATTAGTTCTTAGCAGGGGGCCGATGAGGTGGATGAATACGAGCATAGGTCAAAGATCGTACGTTGACCTGATAAGTGATAATAGAGAGTATACCGATTTGCTGCAGTCATCTGTAACTATAAATTGCATAGCCAAAAATGGATTGGTGTGTGAAGAGTTAGCGCTTATAGTAAGGAATGTACTAACTGGGCAAAAAGACCAGCTCAGAAAAAACGGATTACATAAAATATTGGCTATTGATGTAGGCGAGGAGCGGGCCATGTCAATAAATGTAGAGCCCGAGGTGTCGGTGGTGCCAGTTAATATTGTATTTACTAAACAGACTAACCTGACATCACTACAAGATTTTTATACAAGCAGCCTAAAGATTGCATTTGACGGTAGTAATTATGGGGGATTTTCAGGTATTGTATTCGATGATACGGTATTCCCTATGCAGTTATATGAGAATAGAGATTATGTTATTAACGTATCCGGGACTAGTTTGACATTTATCTCAGGCATGGCTCCGCCGACCGGGGCTACACTTAGTATAAATTACCTGGAAAATGTATCATTAACAGAAGTCTCTGAGTCTCCCACAGGGGATATAAACGGCAGCAACCGTACTTTTTTGGTGGATAACGCCATTTACGGATACAGTCCCAGACTTAATGAGGTTAAAATATCAGGAATAGCAAATGCATAAGATAAGTCACCAGCTAATGTATGAAATGGCGAAAGAGGCTGGGCTGACACATTATCTTTTTAAGGGTGTTAGACATCTCCCCAAAGCGTTTCAAAGCAAGGGCGCTGGAACTGTGAAATGGCTATCAAGGAGATCGCGTTTCGCTCCGACTACTACGGGTGTTGGTAATTTTTCTAAAGGAGTAAAGCCGGTTACACAGACTGGGGAAAATTTTAAAGGAATTTTTGTTAGAAAAAATCCAGTCGGTGTAAGGGAGGTTTCAAAGGGACAGCTTGTGCATGAGGGGAGACGTATGGGATTCCTTAACCCTAAAAGTATTGCTGAAAAAACAGTAGGCGGCGTAAAGGATTTGGCTGCCCCGTTTAGGACTAATGATCCTTTTGGGACAAAGTTAAAGAATTTCTTTAAGAATCAGTGGCACGACGCTAAGTTTAAACATGGAAAAACATATATCGGCGCTGATGGTAAAGCGTATCAGAACGTATACGAAAGAACTATAGGCGGAAAAGCGTTAGCCGGAGGTTTTACTACAACTGTGGGAATGACCGGACTTAGCTATGCCACTAGTGATGAAAAACATCAAGGGAAAAGAATAGCTAATTCGATAGGACAAGGCCTGATGTGGGGCCC